AAGTGGATGCAGACTCAAATTGCAGCGGGTTCTCCTGAGGCAGTTCCATTTGAAGAGCAGATTGGAAACGAGAAGTCAAGCAAGATTGCTAAATTATTAGAAGTAGCAATGTGGCAAGGTGATACTGCAACAAGTAACACTAACCCTAACACTAACAAGTTTGACGGATTTGTTAAGATTATCGGTGATGCAACTGCGGTTGATGGTAACACTTCAAGTGCTACTGCTATCACTACTTCAAACATTGATGACTTAGTAGACGATATGTATGCAGCAACTCCTGCTGACATCGCTGATGCTGATGACTTAGTATTATTCGTTGGAATCGACACTTTCAAGAAGTACACTGCTGCTTTGAGAAACAACAACTTATTCCACTACGCTGCTGATAGCGAAGGAATGGAAATAATGATTCCTGCTACTAACGTTAAGATGGTAGGTGTAGGTGGTCTTAATGGTACTGACAAAATGTACTTAGGTCGCTTAAACAACTTCTTTGTAGGTACTGACCTTGCAAACGAAGAGGAGGAGTACAAGTTCTGGTATAGCCAAGACAACGACGAAGTAAGATTCCGTGCTACTTGCAAATACGGAGTTCAAGTTGGATTCCCTGACCAGATTGTTGAGTTTATCCTTGCGTAAGTTTAACCCTTTAAAAGCATAAGATTATGGCTTGTAATTTAACACAGGGTTTTACTTTAGATTGTAAGGATAGCGTTGGTGGTATCAAGAGCATTCACGTTATTGATTGGGCTTCAAGTGGGTTCACTGTTGCAGGTGGAGAGGTTACGGCTTCAACTGTTGCAAGTGGTGACGTTTACACTTATGAGTTACCAAAGGGCGTAGGTTCAATGACTACTACTACAAACGTATCAACTGAGAATGGTACTGTATTTAACCAGACAGACGTTGTAGCAAGACTTCGCAAGTTGTCTACTTCAAAGCGTAATGAGTTAAAGTTGTTAGCACAAAACAGAGTATTCTGCATAGTGAAGGACAACAACGATAACTATTGGTTAGCAGGATATGAGTATGGTTGTGACATCACTGCAATGACTGCTGAGAGTGGTACTGCAATGGGTGATGTACAAGGTTACAATTTCACTTTGAGTGCGATTGAAACTGAAGCACCATACTTAGTACAGAGTGCAGTAGTAACATCTTTAGGTATATAGTTTTCATAGTTTCTTTCTAATGGGGTGGCTTAGGTCACCCTTTTTTTTTGCCAAAAAATGAAAAGTGCTAATTATATATAAATGCTCACGATAGAAAAAGACGAAACGGCTTATTGGTATTTGACATTGACGGAGAAGGTTACTATTGCAAACCCAAACTTTTTGTTTAGTTTAACCAATAGAACCAATAACGGCAAGTACAATTTCATAATGGCAGACGTGAGCAGTTACCCTGACAGATACAACCAATTCCAATTTATCGAAGGCACAACGGCAGACATTTACACCGGTGAGTATGAGTATAAGGTTTATGCTCAAACGAGTGATTCAAACCTCGACCCTGATTTGGCAGATGAGTTAGTTGAGCAAGGAATGTTGAAATGCACAGAGGGTACAACAACGACACAATACACACCAACATTAAACGAAAAAATATACGGAGAATGAAAACCTTTTTAGACGAGATAGGTATAAATGTAATGCAATCCATAGCAGGGCTATTCGGCTCTTTGCTATTGGTTGGTAAGGGTGCAACTAAAAACATCAAGCAGACCTTCTTTGCAATCATCACGGGAGTAGCAAGTGCTAACTATTTAACACCGGTCGTTTGTGACTTGGTTAAGATTAACGACACTAACTACTCTAATGGTGTTGCATTTATACTTGGGTTTTTGGGATTGAAAGGTGTTGAGGCTTTTAGTAGAAAATTCTTTAAAGATAAACTCGATGCAGATAATAAATGAAATAGCCAACATCCTAATATTTGTCAATGCGACTTTATTCTATATTTTCGTATTTGGCAGAGAGGTTAAAGCGATTGCTCGATTGACATTAGTTGAGCAATGGTTGTTGAGGGTTGGTTTGAGTATCCCTTCAATGGGTTCGTTGTATAATGTTTTGGTTGGTCAATACCCACCGATTCCAGAGATAATAATAAACGTGGGATATGCAAGTCTATTCACTTGGGCATCTATATTCCACTATAACACATTCGTAAGAAATGGAAAGTAATTTCGTTAGGATAAATTTAGCAGAGTCAAAACTGCCAACGTTCAAAGAGAACAGAAGCAAGGGGATTATCACCTTTGGGGATGACAACCTTTACCCTATGGGTTTGATCGAGTTGTTTAACAAAAGCCCAAAGCACTCCGCTATTATCACTCAAAAGGCAGCGTATCTTGCAGGAGATAAGACCGAGATAGTTGGTCAAAACCAAGAGGATATTGCTAAAGCACAAGACTACTTAGGTAGCATCAATGCTTATGAGGACTTTGATTCTCTTAAATCTAAGATAGCAAATGACCTTGAGTTGTTTGATGGTTTCGCTTTGGAGATAATCTGGAATAAAGCAAAGACTTCTATCGCTGAAATCTACCACCTACCTTTTCAAAATGTAAGGGTTGCTATTGATGGTGGTTATGCTTACAGCGAAGATTGGGGAAATAGAAGAACAGACGTTCAGTATTACCCTCAATGGAACCCAACTACTCGTGAGAACAAGCAAGTGTACTGCTTTAAAATGTATCGTGCAGGTCAAGAGGAATATCCTCTACCGGTATACGTTGCAGCATTAAAATATGTGGAGATAGATACAGAGATTGCTAACTTCCATTTGAATAGCATCAAGAGTGGTTTCTCTGCACAAACCTTAGTGCAATTATTCAAGGGCATACCAACTCCAGAGGAGGCACGTAAGACCATAAAAAGGTTTAAAGATAACTTTACGGGTTCTGACAATGCAGGAAGCGTTATAATCCAATTTAACGACCCTAACGAAACACCATCTACAATAGATAACCTTGCACCTTCTGACTTTGACAAGTTGTTTATGCAGTTGAATCAGCAAGTACAAGAGGAGATATTTAGTGGGCATAGGGTTACAAGTCCGATGTTGTTTGGGATTAAAACAGAAGGGCAGTTAGGTGGACGTAACGAGTTGATTGAAGCGTACGAGTCATTCCAGGTGTCTTATGTAGAGCCAAGACAAGCACAGATGGACAGAGCATTGAGTTCTATCTTTAAATATATTGCACCGGTTAAAATTATAACCAAGAATAGACCACCTATCGGTTTAGATTATGTTACTTTATTTGAGAAGGGGTTAATTGATAGAGATGAGGCAAGACTTGAATTAGGAATGAGTAGCAAACAAGAGATGTCAAGCCAAAACCCATTCGGTTGGGATGATGATAGAGATATTGAGGTATTTCAACAATTCGGAGTGAGTGGAGATGAGTTTGAAGAGGTTACATTTGACTTTGCATCGACTCTTGGTATATTAATCCTTCAACTATTGAATAGCAACAAAAAATATGGAATGGGTGATATTATTGCCAACATTAAGGCAGATTCACAAAAGATTCAAGAGGAGGTTGCTAAACTAATCAATGACGGACTTTTGGACAACAAGTTAAACACAACAAATAAAGGTTTAAATGAGTTAAAAAAGAATGGCATACAAACAGAGATACTGTCAATGTATGCATACGAAAAAGCACCGGGAATCTCTGGAGATAAAATAATTGAAACCTCAAGAGATTTTTGCAGACAGATTGTAGGATTCAACAGACTATACACCAGAGAGGATATTGATCAAATGACTTCAATACTTGGTTATGATGTATGGAGGAGAAGAGGTGGTTGGATGACTATCAAAGGAACTAATACTCACGTTCCATATTGCAGACACTATTGGCAATCTAAACTTGTAAGACGTAAAATCAATGGCTAATTTTATTTATTTTATAAGCACCACATACTTAAAGGACAACACACCTTTAAACGAGAACCTTGACGATAAGTTGCTTAAATCGGCAATCAAAGAGGCACAAGAAATATACATTCGTGACATCGTTGGAAGTGGTGTATACGATGAGGTATTGACACAAGCATATAACGGCACTCTAACGTCTTTAAATACAACTTTGATAGATAACTATATTGCACCTTGTTTAAAGTACTATACGTTGGTTGAGAGTATGCTACCTTTGACTTTCAAGTTTATGAACAAGAGTGTAGCATCAAGGAATAGCGAAAATGCAACACCTATCACCACAGAGGAATTGACAATGATTGAGAAGCGTTATCGTGACAAGGCAGAGTATTACGCTGAGAGATTAAGAGATTATTTAAAAGAAAACCCAACAGACTATCCGTTGTACTTAAATCCTGGAAGTGGTTTCGATGTTATCAGACCACACAATACTGCTTTCTTTGGAGGTATGTATCTACCAGGTGGAGATGACGATTGTTTCTACAACTATGACTTCCCAGAAGACTAAAAACAAGTGGCGTTTAAAGAACGAAGCCAAATTAAAACAGTATGACGCTAAACCAGATAATCGACAAGATAAAAACCCAAGCCGAATCTCACAAGATGGTGGGAAAGTTCGCAGTAGGGGCTGATTTTGATTTCGCAGTTGACGAGGTTAAGTACTACCCTATTGTTTGGCTTGTGCCGAATGGCTTTACATTTAATACCGACCAAAGATTGGTTTCGTATCAATTTGCAATGATGGTAATGGACAGAACCTTTGAGAGTTCGTCTAATACTATCGAGGTGTTGAGTGATTCAGCAGGGATTATAATAGATATAGTAACCTTATTAAAAAGAAATATAAGTGATGCAGACTTTGAAGTCCAAGTTAGCGGAGTGGCTGAACCTTTCTACGATTCTAAAACTGATGTTGTGGGTGGTCACGCTATCGATTTTATTATCAATACACCATACCTCGAAAGTTATTGCGACATACCGACCTGATACAAGTAGAGTCATTATAATTAGAGAAATCTATGCAGTTGATAAAGAGATTGATTCCATTCGCAACGTTTACTCTGATAGTATTAGCAGCATTAACACCACAGAGAGTCTACTCTCAATACTCCGACAGCACGATCAAGGAAATAAATGAGAGGTTAATTGAGTTACACGAATGCAGACAAAAGCAAAAGTTGTACATCCAATTAGCCAAAAGTGACTCATCTACTATACACAGACAAGAGGAGTTAATAAATACTCTTATATTCGCAAACAATGAACAACAAGTCAAGGTCAAAAGATACCGCAACTATTCATTTATGACATCGGCTATTTTAATCTTGGCTATAATACTATGAAAACAAATGTACACCTTATCGACAACCAGTGGGAACCTAAGAAAGTCCTTTTATTATCAGACATACATTGGGATAACCCTAAGTGCCAACGTGACCTGCTTAAACGTCATCTTGACGAAGCCAAAGAAATAGGTGCAGACGTACTGCTCAATGGAGATACCTTCTGCTTAATGCAGGGGGCATACGACCCTCGTAAGAACAAGAACGACATT